CTAACTTAAACGAAGGTAACTTTGCTGGTAGAGTGTGGTATAGCAACTATTTGGTAAGCCGTAATAGTGGTGGTTTGATGGGTGATTACAATGTTACTGGTACNGCATCTAAAGTAATTTGGACTATCGGTGAATCTTGGCCAATTGGTAATATGTACGGATTGGGTTATGAGTATGGAAGTGGATACGACCATCACTTAGCAATGAGAAACAATGGTACAACTTATTCTCGTATAGGTTTTGCTGGTGGAGCATTTTTTAGTGGTGGTGTAAGTGTTGGTTCTGCTATGTATGCACCCATCTATTATGATTCAAATGATAATGGATATTATGGTGACTTTGCATCAACATCTCGTACAAACTATATTGTTGGTAATAGAATTAAATTAGTAAACAACGTAAACAATGAACCTCGTTGGGATTTCTCAGCATATGTAGTTGAAGCACAACATTGGTATGGTAACAACTCATCTATGACAATGTACATGGGTGAAGGTAACGCCGTACAAACATATAATTTACGTTCTGACATTTACTATGATAGAGATAATACTGGATATTATATAAATGCGGCATCTCGTTCTAGATTAGGAAGATTACTTATTGATAGTGCTGAAAACGGATGGAGTTTGATGGTTGGTCCTGAAACATTATCTACGAATGGTGCAACTTCAATATATCCTGATGATAGTAGATATGGTTTAGTAGTTAATGGACCATATTATCCACATTTGTATATAAACACATATTCACATAACTCAAATACAACACATGGCGGTGTATTTAGTATGACAGGTTCGATACCTGGTGGATTTAGAAGATTCGGTATTGGTGTTGCAAACTGGAATCCAAATGAAATGAGTTTTGGTTGGTTTGATAATAACTACAATCCACATTATGGTGTAGGTATCAACTGGTCATATCCTGCATCCGTTTGGTTTGATACTTCTCATAACTGGTATGTAAGAAATTCAGTTTACGCTTATACTTTCTACGATAGAGATAATACTGGATATTATGTAAATCCACAAAGTGGTTCTAACTTTAACTGGCTAACAATAAACGATTGGTACTATATCAATGGTGCGTTAGGTATGTATTGGAACTCATATGGTAGAGGTTATGTAGCACCAGAACAACAAGGAAATCCATACGGACATATAACTACATATGGTGGTGGTAGAAATGGGTGGTATGGATATGGTGTTACAAGTAGATACACTTTAATGACTACTACTGGTACTAACTTTGGTTTGCATGATACTTCATACGGCTGGATTTGGTATATGAGTGGGGCTGAATTGAATTTGTATTACGCTGGTAGTGATAGAATGTCAATGAGGTCGCATGGTGTTTATGCACATGCTGATGTTAGAGCATCTATATATTATGACCACGACACTGGATACTATTTTGATGGTAATGGTACAACTAACTGGCAATGGGTAACTGAAAGAAGTAAAGATAGAATAGGTATGACCTATTTCTATAATAATCCTCGTTCTAATATAACATCAGATACTAGATATTGGGTTGGTACAATGGGATGGGGAACTACCGATATGAATGATGTATTCGGTTGGGGTTCTGGATTTTTTGATACATGGAGTTCTCCTGGTAACTCACCTGGTGATACCTCTCACTATCTTGGTATTCAATCAATGCACTTTAATGGTGGATATAATGGATATCGTTATGGATGGCAAATGGTTGGTGGTGTTACTGATTCATTATGGTGGAGACATAGTTGGGCAGCATTTGGTGGTTGGTTTAAGATAGCTATGTATGGTAATAACCACGAAGCTAATAGAGATTTCTACGCAGGATTCTATTATGATTCCGGTGATACCTCTTATTATATCAATCCACAATCTACATCTCAATTTTATCGTCTTGAAGTAAACGAATACCTATATGCTAGAAATGGTTGTGGTAGAATTTATCTACCTGGTAACTTACACATAGATTCATTCTGTGGTAACTCAATTTACTTAAACTANTATTCTAATAACTGGATTAGACACTNNTATCACAACGAACATAATGGNTANGATATCTATGGTGTTGGTAGAATTGATAGTACTATTTTCTATGATAGAAATAATACTGGATACTATTGTGACCCGAATGGTTCTTCTCAATTTGCAGCAGTATTTGCAAACGATTGGTTTAGACCTCAAGGATGTTGTGGATTATATTTCCAATCATATGGTAGAGGTATTTGGTCACCTGAGTGTGAGGGTAACTCATATGGTCATATTACAACGTATGGTGGTGGTAGAAACGGCTGGTACGGATGGGGTATTAGTAGTAGATATGTGTTTATGAGTACTACCGGCGATAACGTTGGTGTGCATGATAATAGTAGAGGTTGGGTTTGGTATATGAGTGGAGCTGTACTTTACTTATATTATGCTGGTTCTGAAAGAATGTCAATGCAACCTTATGGTGTGTATGTAAACAACGATATTCGTTCTCCAATTTTTTATGACCATGACACTGGATATTATGTTGATGGAAATACTTGGTCTAGACTATGGGGTATTGGTACGTTCTATATTAGAAATAACTATGATGTATCTACCGACCATAGATTTGGATTATCATTCAGTAATGCAACGGTTGATGAAGCATATGGTATATTCAGAGAAAGTGGTGGATGGGGTTATCCTTATCCTGACTTACGTGTAGCATTCCACACTGGTATTAAATTTGGTGCAAACCCATCGTATGAAGGTATGAGATTCTATACCGATTATAATATGGCAAGTATTATATGGCAGTTCAATGGGGGCTCAAACTATTCATACCAACACACTTGGAATCAACTTACAGGATATCACGGACATTATAGTGGAATTAACTCCGCACACATTTATCCAAATAATGGTTCTTATGGTTCTTGGAGAATAGATGGTAGCAGAAACGGATGGCCTGGTATTGAGTTTGGTAGTGTAAGTAATGGTCCTGTATCTGTAATGGCTTATTCAAATGGTAACGAATCTGGTTTCCATAATAACTCTTATAGCTGGCAAACATATTGGTATGGTGGTAGTTTACGAATAGCTAAAAACTCGTATGGTGGTAACCTTGCTATCGCATTGGATTCATCAAACGCAAACGCAGCATATAACTTAAATCAGGGAGTAAATACTGGTTCAGAACCTAGATTTACCGCTCATTATTTTTATAATGGTAGTAGTTCTCGATATACTGGTGTTGGATTATATGGCGGATATACAATGGGTGTGTGGGAAGTTAGAAGTGACTTTGGTTCATTAAGTGGTGGTGAGTCTGGTGGAATTGGTATCAATGGTGACTTTATGCAGTTCTGGACACCAAACGATTTATTCCAAGCATTTATGTTTTCGGATGAAGATGGTGGAACTGGTGGATATATTGCATATTTAGGTAACAATGGTACATTTTATAATTCGGATAGAAGATTAAAATATTCTATAAGAGAAAAAGTAAGTGAAAACTATGAATACATAGATAGGTTCATGCAATTGAAGCCGGTAACATTCGCTTATAAATTTGAACTTAAAGATACCGATACTCCTAAGCAAAGAGAGAGAAAAATATCTAAAATGCTAACTGTAAATCAGGGGTTAATAGCTCAGGATGTAATGGAAGTATTCCCAGAAGCAGTACATTGTGGTAGTGATGCAAGACCAATGCAATTTGAATTATCAGAAATCACAGAACCAATTATACAAGAGGTTGGTATTAATGGATTTGCTGAAGTTGAAGCTGTAAAACAAAAGTATGTAGATAAGCATGCAGCAATGGATGTTCCGGATACATTATCTCTTAACTGGAACGTAATTAATACTTATCAAATATTAGCACTACAAGATTTCAAAAAAATGTATGATGCAAAATGTGAGGAAATCGAAGAATTAAAATCAGAATTAGCAGCAATAAAAGCACATTTAGGACTTAGTTAAAAATAAAGATTATGGCATTACAAAAAAATTATGTTATTGGAGATACGGGTATTGAGGTACCTGATGCATACCACATTATATACAATGTATATACGGAGCGAAGATTGAATGATTACATTCAACCAAAATTACCAAAGGGTATGCCACAAAGACCTGAAATATCGTGGAAAGCTGGACATATTGGTAGAATTGCAGTATTTGTATATACTAATAAAGATGATAGAGATAATGATATGAGACCTATTGGAGCAATTGTTAAATATCCATCAGATGCAGCAGATAGAATAACTGGTGTTATCGACCAAAATTTATATACAATAACTCCACCATTTCAGTTAGAATTTTTTATAGATGATACAAGTTCTGATTCAATTTTAACTCAAGCGTATAATTATTTGAAAACAATTCCGTATTTTAGCGGTTCACTAGAAATTTAATAAAATGGCATTACAAAGAAATTACAATATACCAAATACTTCATTAATTGTTAGTGGTGCATATCATATAATAAGTGATATCGAAGTTCAAAAAAGAAATATGGATGATATGGGGCCGGTTTCTGGAAGTAGTGAATTTAATCCAGGTTTAGATAGAGCATCTGAACCTGTATATTGGAAAAGTGGATATACTTGTAGAGTTAAAGTTGATGTATATGTATCTAAGGAAGCTAGAGATACTGCAAAAAAACCAATAGCTACATTAGGAGCTAGAGATGTTAAATTAGAAGCACATCTAGCAACAGAAGGAATGGATGAAAAAATAGTATTCTATTCGGATACAAATAATACTGATAATTTATTAACACAAGCATATCTTCATCTTAAAAGTACTGACTATTATAGTAATTCAATTGATGTTTAATAACGATGAAGATTATTTTTGAAAAACAACATATTTATAACATATAAACAAGCAAATTATGGGATATACTTATAACTGGGAATTAACGGGTTTGAAAAAATCTAATACTGATTATTTAACCGATGTTATTATTGGTACACAATGGAAAGTAACTGCAACTGACGAAGAAGGAAATGTTGGTAGTTTTACTGGAGCTACACCTTTCAAAGCAACTGATGTTGATGTTGATAACTTTGTAGAATATGAAGCACTTACTGAAACTGAAGTATTGACTTGGGTTAAAAACCATGTTAGTGGTTCTAATCCATCTACAAACTATTGGTCTCATATTATGGAAAGAATCGGAAAACAAATCGATGAAACAAAATACAATATTATGTCTGTTAATGCAGAATTGTTTCCTTGGTCTACTGGTTCTATCTCTGGTTCAGTTACACCTGACCCAAATATGGCGCCTCCAACGATTTAATAGTATAAAAAATACTTTATTTGAAATATCCAAAGCATATTAGTACTTAATTTATGTTTTGGATATTTTCATTATATTTATATGTGTACTTTTACATTAAAAATTACAATAACAACCAAATTGCAGAAATAAAATGGCAGAAAGAATTGTATCACCTGGCGTATTCACAAGAGAAAACGATTTATCGTTCCTACCTCAAGGGGTTGGCGAAATCGGAGCCGCATTCATAGGACCTTTGAAAGAAGGACCTTCATTCGTACCTACTATCGTAAGAACACAAGCTGAATTCGAAGAAAAATTCGGAAAAGTTGATGGAACATATTATACGGAGTATGCAGTACAAAATTATTTAAGAGAAGCTGGACAAGCTACCATCGTAAGAGTTGGTGGAATTGGGGGTTATACCCAAAATAGTGGTATCGGTATCGTTGCATCCGGTTCTATCAATGGTAGAAAGCTTGTAGGTACATTGTACTCTACATCTACTGGAGATGCAGCAGTTGGATTCCCAACACCTGTATTACTATCAAGTCAAACTATATCTGGTTCATTCACAATAAATGGAATGAGTGGGTCTGGTACAGGTGGAGTTGTATCTGCTTCAATCCTACCATCTGCTACAAATGATATAGCTGATGTATTTGGAGAATCTGCTTTAGGTTCTAAGAAAGCTTATAGCTATATGTTCTTCGAAAATATGGCGGCTACTTATACTGGTTCTGTTTATAACGCAACAGTAGTAGAATCGATAGCATTACCACCACAAGTTTATGGAAATACAGCACAAGCTGAAACTCCAATGATTGAATCTCAATTAATTTCTGGTGAAAGATATGACCTTTTCAAATTTGTAACAATTGGTGATGGTACTGCATATAATACTAAATTCAAAGTTGCTATTTCTAATGTGAAGGCAGCTGGAGAAGATGGTGCAACTGATTACTCTACATTTACTGTAACTATCAGAAGATTTGATGATACTGATAAGAGAAAGGTTGTATTAGAAACATTTGCTAATGTAAACTTAGACCAATCATCAACTAACTATATTGGTAGAAGAATTGGTGATAGATATTATACAACTGATGATAGTGGTAAACTTACTGAATTTGGTGATTGGGCAAACCAATCAAAATATGTAAGAGTTGAAGTAGCAGCAGCTGGTTCATATCCAATATCAGCAGCACCATTTGGACATGAGGCTTATGTTAATCCAATAAAAACAAACAATACAAACGAAGATTCATATGTACCTCCTGTTGTTTACTCAACAGCAGCATCTGGTAACACAGCATCATCTCCAATTTATTATAGTGGATTTGATTTTGAAACAGCTGGTATATCCGATGATAACAAAATGTATTTGAAACCAATTCCTCTTGGTGTAGGTGCTGGAGCTAACGTACCATTTGCATTTGATTCACAATTATCATATGTAATGACGGGTTCTAACTCTACTGATATGGCTAAGAGACAATTTATCTTAGGATTCCAATATGGATTTGATGGTAACGCACCTACTGTTAAAATTAACTTAGGTTCTGATATGACTCAGGCAAACTCACAAGGTTTGAACTTAGCAACTTCAGTATCAAATGGTACTTTAGGATATTTCAAAGCAATCAACGCTATTTCTAACGCTGATGAATATGATATCAATATGGTTGTAACACCTGGTATCATTAGAGAATTACACCCGTCAGTTACTACAAAAGTAATTGATATGGTTGAAGATAGACAAGATTGTTTCTATATAGCAGATTTTAATAGATCTGGAGCAACAATCGCTGAAGCAACTGCGCAAGCAAATTCAGTAGATTCTAACTATGTTGGAACTTACTATCCTTGGGTTAAGACAATAGATACAAACACTAACAAAATCCTTTCAGTTCCACCATCAGTATTGATGCCGGCTGTATTCGCTGCAAACGATAGATTAGCAGCAGAATGGTTCGCACCTGCTGGTTTGAATAGAGGTGGTATCACTGGAGCAATTAGTGTTCTAAATAGATTAACGCACGCTGAAAGAGATACTCTTTATGAGAACAAAGTAAACCCAATCGCTTCATTCCCTGGACAAGGTATTGTAGCATTCGGACAGAAAACATTGCAAGATAAAGCATCTGCTTTAGATAGAATCAATGTTAGAAGATTACTTATCGTTCTTAAGAAGTTTATCGCTTCAACATCTCGTTACTTAGTGTTCGAACAAAACACAGCAACTACTAGAGCTAGATTCTTAAACACTGTGAACCCTTACTTAGAGGCAGTTCAACAAAGACAAGGTTTATACGCATTCAAAGTGGTGATGGATGAATCCAACAACACACCGGATGTAATTGATAGAAACATATTAGCAGGACAAATTTTCTTACAACCGGCTAAGACAGCGGAATTTATCGTAATAGATTTCAACATCTTACCAACTGGAGCAAGTTTCTCAGCATAATATGGAAAAGCAAAAAGTAGATATTTATTAATATAAAAAAGCAACAATAAAATGGCAGAAATATTAGAGTTTGACAAGATGTTCTATACGAACTTCGAACCTAAGATGAAGAACCGCTATGTAATGGAAATTGACGGTATTCAATCTTACTTAGTTAAAGCGGCAGCAAGACCTTCAATTCAATTTGAAGTAATAACTTTAGACCACATCAACGTAAAAAGAAAGTTGAAAGGTAAAGGTGAATGGCAAGATATAACAATTACATTGTTTGACCCAATTGTACCATCTGGTGCACAATCGGTGATGGAATGGGTTCGTTTATCACATGAATCTATTACTGGTAGAGATGGTTACGCTGATTTCTATAAGAAAGATATCGATTTCTATATGTTAGGTCCTGTTGGTGATAAGATTGAGCAGTGGAAATTAAAAGGTGCATTCATCTCACAAGCAAATTTTGGTGATGTTGCATTTGATTCTAACGAACCTGCAACAATCGAATTGACATTGGCTTACGATTACGCAATTCTTGAATTCTAATATTCAATTAAAATAAAAAATAAAAGGGATACTCAAAAGGTATCCCTTTTTTATTTCAATTTTTTGAAATCTATGTATTTATATATACAAACTTAAAAATATTAATGTTATGGCAGAAATTGCAAATACGGAACACATAGAAACTCCAAAAGTATCTAATGTACCACCACCAAGACAATTTGATTTCCCAACGGAAACAATTGAATTACCTTCACAAGGATTAGTTTATCCAGAAGGACACCCATTAAGAAAGGGTACTATTCAACTAAAATATATGACAGCTAAAGAGGAAGATATCTTAGCATCACAAAATCTTATTAAAAAAGGTATTGTTTTGGATAGATTATTTGAATCAGTTGTTGTAGAGCCCGGATTGAATATTGATGATGTATATATTGGTGATAAAAATGCTATTTTATTAGCAACTCGTATTTTAGGATATGGAGCTGATTATGAAGTAGAAGTAAATGACCCATTTACTGGAGAAAGACAGCAAGTAGTAATTGATTTATCGGCAATAAAAACAAAAGATTTGGATTTCGATAAACTAAATTCTAATAATTTATACGAATTCACATTACCTTCGAATGGAAAAGTAATTCAATTCAGATTATTAACACATAAGGATGAAGTTGAGATTACAAAAGAAGTTCAGGCATTAGAAAGGTTGAATAAAAATTCATCTTTAGCATCGGATGTAACTACTCGTTTTAGATATATGATTATATCTGTTGATGGTAATTCGGATAGAGGCTTTGTTAATAGATGGATTCAAAATTCATTTTTAGCAAAAGATACAAAATCTTTTAGAGCATATATAAAAGAAATTTCACCAGATATGGATATGAGATATGTATTTGTATCTGATATTACAGGCGAATCGGAGGCGCTAGATATCCCGTTTGGGATTAACTTTTTTTACCCTTCCAACTGATTATAGAATTCAACTACATACCCAAATTTGGGAAATGGTTCAATTTAGTAATGGGTTTACTTGGTATGAAGTTTATTCGATGCCACTTTATCTTAGAAGATTCTACTTCCAAAAGTTAGTAGACCTTAAGAAAAAAGAAGCTGAGGAGAATAAAAAAATACAATCTAAGATGAAATCACCAAGAGTGAGGATGCGTTAATCCTCACTTTTTTATTATCCAATATTTATACAATATAAAGAAACGAACTATGTCAACGCATAAAAAACCAATAAAAGAAAACTTATTTGATTCTGCTAAGAAATTTACAGATGCATTTTTCGATGGGTTGAAATCAAATACAATTAATCATGCATTAGAAAAAGCTAAAAAGAATAAAAGTATGCCGGTTCCTGTTGTACAAAAAATGAAAGAATTGGATAAAGCTGCAAAAGAACTTGAGCAAATGCTTAAGGATTACGAATAATTTAATTTAGATAGTTAATGGCCGCGCAACCTGATGTAAAAGAATTACTACGAATAGCAAAAGAGCATAAAGCTGTATTGGATGACATGCTAGCGAATAAAACTGCGCAAGAAAGAGTTGATATAAAATCAACGCAACCATATAAGGATAAAGTAAAATTATTAAGAGAAGCAAATACAGCAGTTCAGGAATTAAGAACAAAACAAAGAGATTACTTAGATACTTTAATTAAGCAAGAAGGTAGTGCAAAAAAATTAACTGGAATTTACACATCAATAGGAGCTCTTGAGCAAAAAAGATTACAAATTCAAGGAAGAGCTCTTGGAATGGATAAAAATAAGGCCGCTGTATTTAATAAAATAGCAGACCTTAATCAAACTTTAGCAGGATTATCGGCAGAAGATGCAATACAACAAGCTGATATCAAAAGACAATTAGATGATGAGTTTGAAAAATTAGAAGGCGTTAGGGGAATTCATTCTCATGTACGTAAATCACTATTAGAACAACGAAAAATTGCTGAAAGTTTAGCAGGATTAACGGATAAACAACGAACTTTTTTAGAAAAGCAATTAAAAGTATATGATACGATGAAAGATACCATAGGTATGGTATTGGAAACCGCATCAATGCTAGTAAAAACACCATTTGGAATCATTGGTTCAGCTATAATGGGAGCTGGGTATGCTGCAGAAGCATTGGGTAAGACTGTTAGGGCAATGGGTGGCTATATGGGAGGTGTTACTTTCTCAACCACCGCATTAGGTTTAGTATTCAAAGATGCACAAGCAACAGCTGAAGGATTAAACGCAGAGTTGGGTGGTATGAAGGATGTAACGTTCCAAACGCAACTCAATACTAATTTGATGGCTACTAATATGGGTATTAGTGGTCAGGAAGCAGCAGCATTAACTGGAAACTTCGCAAGATTAAATGGTAACTCTACATCTATTGCAGCTGATATGGCAGCTAGTACAAAAGCATTAGCAAAACAAAAAGGTGTAATGCCAGCAGCCGTAATGAGAGATGTAGCTAAATCATCAAAAGCATTTGCGGAATATGGTAAAGATGGTGGTAAGAATATAGCAGAAGCAGCTGTAGCAGCCGCTCAGTTGGGTGTTAATATGGATTCTTTAACTAAAGTTACTGACCATTTATTAGATTTTGAATCATCCATAACCGATGAATTGGAATTGGGTGCAATGCTTGGTAGGAATATAAATCTTAACAAAGCTAGGCAATTAGCATATGATGGTAAGATTGGTGCATCCGTAAAAGAAGCCCTTACTCAAATGGGTGGAGTTGATGCATATAATAAAATGGATATCTTCCAAAAACGCCAAGCAGCTAAAGCATTGGGATTATCTGTTGAAGAACTTGATAAAATGTCCCAAAATTTGGACAAGCTTAATGATGATGGTGAAATGCAACTCACTACATTTGAAGCTATGTCTGAATCATTAACTGCATTTGCATCGGGTCCATTAGGTAGTGTATTAAAAGGATTGGGAGGTGCCATTATTGCAGCTGGACAACTTAATATGGGATTAGGTTCTCTTGGATTTTCTATAAAAGGTATGGTAGGTGGTACATTTCAAGTACTTAAGAATTTGATTGGAATGCTAATGCCAACAAAATTACTTGCAGCTAGTAAAGCATTTGGTAATTGGTTGGGTGATTCTAAATTAGGAAAAGGAATTGGTGCGCTTAAAGATAAATTATTCAAAGGTGTTGGTGAATCAAAAGGACCTGATTTGGAAAATGTATCCAAAACAACTGAAGCATCTGATAAAATGTCAGAAGGTAAAGGAGTTGGTGAAAAACTAAAAGACCTTGCAGCCGGATTGAAAGAAATGGGAACTGCTAAAGTTTTATTTGGTGCACTTAATTTAATACCAACGGGTTTAGGATTTTTAGGAATGTTACCTGGTTTACCAACTCTATTCTTTTTATCTAAAATGGATATTAGTAAAGTTGGTGAAGGGTTGGGAAGTCTTGCCGAAGGTTTGACAGAAATGGCAAGTGGTAAAGTATTTCTTGGAGCGTTATCATTAGTAGTAACGGGAGCTGCATTTGCATTAATGACAGTTGGTGCTATTGGTTTGGCTGCTGTTGCTTTATTGGGTATCCCTGCTGGTGCTGGATTGGCTGGTATTGCGGGTGGTTTGAAAGCTATGGGTAATGCGGGATTCAAAGGTATTTTAATATTTGGATTATTAGCAGGAGTTATTGCATTAAGTGCATTGGCATTTCAACAATTTGCCGGAGTAGATTGGGCATCCGTTTTATATGGTGGAATTGCATTAGCTGGGTTCGCTATATTGGCAGCTGTGCTTGGGCAGTTTGCTTCACAAATTATAGTTGGTTCATTGGCAATAGCAATATTAGGAGTAGCATTGATACCATTTACCTATGCTATGAGTTTATTAGCAGGGTTAAGTATGGAATCAGTTGCAGCAGCTGCATTGGGATTGGTATTATTTGCTGGAGCTGTATTTGCATTGGGAGCAATAATGTTTAGTGGTGTTGGTGCATTAGTATTTGGTGCTGGTATATTAGCATTGATTGCATTAGGTGGAGCATTGGTAGTATTAGGTACAGGTATTAATGTATTGGCTAGTGGTATGGGTGCGTTGGGTAATGTAATTGGACCGATAGCAGAAAGTATATCTATGATTATGACATCATTAGGTGGTATACTTGGAATGATAGGACCTATTGCACTTTTATCAACAGCATTATTTGGATTGGGAGCATCTATGATATTTTTAGGTACAGCTGG